CGCCGTTTATTCCTAAAAAGATTCCGGCCAGATATCTTTACGCATCGGTTGAGCAAAGAATTGAGCTGCTGTCTGGATTAGTCTACGCAAGACGCGGACACTACAATGTTAAGAATGACGAGTTTGTTTTTACGTCAAAGAACCGAGAGCTTATGAATCAGATTCGTTTTTTGGCCGAATCACTCGGCAGCAAAACGTTTACGATTCAGAAAAAAGACACGGGTTCATTCGTGATGAACTTTAAGACTTACATCAAATTAATTGATACGCAGGTATCTAAACCACTAAAGATTCATTACGGTAGGCGGTACATACCAGAGATTAGACAAGTTAAACCCCAATCGTGTGTGCACATCAAGACAGATGGCGCAAATAACACATTCTTGGTAGGCGAAGGATTTATTTCAGCATGCTGACACCATCACAAGAACTTAAGTTAGAGAAGTTCGCAAAAGCACATAGCCACTGGCCTAAGCCAGAACTAGATGCGGCCATCTGGCGCATTCGTTGGCAACTCCAGGCACTACCTCATCAAAAAGAACCAGAAGATGGAGAATATGACACCTTCCTTATGCTTGCGGGCCGGGGATCTGGCAAGACGCACACTGCTAGTCATTGGATTGGTATTCGGGCTTGGGTCTACGGCGGAACCCGCTGGCTTGTCACAGCTCCTACGAGCAATGACATCCGAGCCACCTGTTTCGAAGGAGACTCCGGACTCCTCAACATCATCCCCGAATCTCTCATCAAAGACTACAACAAGTCCCTCTTCGAGATCACCCTTACCAACGGCTCCCTCATCCAAGGCATCCCAGCCTCAGAGCCAGAACGTTACCGTGGTAAACAGTTCCACGGGGCATGGTTCGACGAGCTCTGCGCATTCGAGTACCTCGACGACGCATACGACGGCGTGCAGTTCACGCTGCGTCTTAGAGATCCACGGATCTCCCGCGTCCAACAAATCATCACCACGACCCCCAAGCCAAAAGAACTGATTGTTGACTTAGCTGAGGGTAAAATCGGCGGCGATGTGTACATGGTTAATGCCTCGTCTTATGACAACCGGCAGAACTTATCGGAAACATTTTTTAAACAGCTTGAGACTTACGATGGCACTGACATTGGACGTCAGGAGATCTATGGAGAAATCTTAGATCCCGAGCAAGCGGGTATTATCAAACGTAAACAGTTCAAACTCTGGCCGGCCAATAAGCCAACGCCAACCCTGGAATACGTCATCGCATCATATGACCCAGCTACCAGCGAAAAGACCATGAACGACCCCACGGCCTGCACAGTGTGGGGCGTGTTTGAACAACAAGACGCTGGCACATCGGTCATCTTACTGGACGCATGGGATGAGCACTTAGCATACCCGCAACTGCGCCGCAAGATTATTGACGATTTTAAAGAAGTAGTCTATGGTGCAGATAACGATTTTGCTAAAGGCAAGAAGGCAGACCTTATTCTGATGGAAGATAAATCTGCTGGTATCTCACTGATCCAAGAACTCCAAGGCTCTGGTGTACCAGTGCGTGGATACAACCCAGGCAGGGCGGACAAAGTACAGCGATTAAATATCGTCGCGCCCCTGGTTGCTAAAGGTAAGGTGTTTATCCCAGAAGATCCAAAGATCAAGGGCGAGTTTGCTGACTGGGCAAAACGATTCTTGCGCCAGGTCTGCTCATTCCCAGAAGCGGGTGGGCATGATGACTATGTTGACTCACTATCACAAGCACTAAGGGTATTACGAGACTCTGGTTGGTTGCAGTTAGATTATCTACCAGCACGCAATTATGACTATGCTGATGATGACTATTCACGCAAGTTTGTCAACCCATACGCGCAATAGGGCGGATTGCCCGTTATTATTGCATTAATATTAATAGGACAGCCAAGCTGTCACCAAATTCTTAAGTTAAAATAATCTATGGCCCAAAACCCACAATTACCAATCCAAGCTGGTAGTAATCTCCCCGGATTAGACCGGGAAGAGGACATCCATGAGGCGCAAGACCAAGAAATGGAAATGGACGCCTATGAAGATGCGTTGGGTTTAGACCCAGATGAAGTAGAGCAAGAAGTCATTGAACTTGATGATGGCTCCGTTGTGGTAAATTTTACACCAAAAGAAAGCCCACAACAAAACCCAGAATTTTATGCTAACCTGGCAGAAGTCTTTGATGAAGATGTTTTGCAGATGTTGGCAGTTGAGTACCTGGACTATATCGACGTTGATCGTGAGTCTAGAGAACAACGAGACAAGCAGTACGAAGAAGGATTACGCCGTACCGGTTTAGGTAAGGACGCACCTGGAGGAGCCACGTTCGACGGAGCTTCCAAAGTCGTTCACCCAGTTATGGCTGAGGCCTGCGTAGATTTTGCTGCGTCCTCATCCAAAGAATTATTGCCACCCGATGGAATTGTTAAGTCAAACATCAAGGGCACTGCAGATCGCGTCAAAGAAGAGATTGCTGAACGTAAAGTAAACTTTATGAACTGGCAGCTCACAGAACAAGTACCAGAGTTCCGTGACGAGATGGAGCAGCTACTTACCCAGTTACCGCTCGGTGGTTCTCAGTTCCTTAAATGGCGCTATGACGCAGAACAGCGTCGCCCAACATGCGAATGGGTGCCAATCGATAATATCTTGTTACCTTGGGCCTCTACCAATTTCTACACAGCAGGACGCGTAACTGAAGTACAAGACATCACAGAAGATGTGTTCTTACAACGTGTTGAAGCTGGAATCTATCGTGATATCGATAGTGAATATTCTTCTGATGCACCATTAAACGATCAGACCCAATCTGAAAAAGCAAACAATAAGATCGAAGGCAAGGATATGCCTTCTAAAAATATTGATGGCTTGCGTCGTATCTACGAAATTACTTGTTTTATTCGCCTAGATGATGATCCAGAAACTGATGGTAAACGTGCACCATACATTCTCACAATTGATGAGACAACAAGCAAAGTATTAGCACTCTACCGCAACTGGGAAGCTGGCGATGACAAACTTAAAAAGATGGACTGGTATGTCGAGTTCAAATTTATTCCCTGGCGTGGAGCTTACGCTATTGGATTGCCTCATCTTATTGGTGGCCTTTCTGCTGCTCTTACCGGGGCTCTGCGCGCTTTACTTGATGCTGCTCACATCAACAACAGCCAGACAATGCTTAAACTCAAGGGTGGACGCATTGGAGGACAGTCTGACCGAATAGAGCCAACTCAAGTTATTGAGATTGAGGGAGCCCCTGGCGTTGATGACGTTCGCAAGATTGCGATGCCAATGCCATTTAACCAGCCATCTTCTGTGCTGTTTAATCTGCTTGGTTGGTTGACTGATGCCGCTAAAGGTGTTGTTACTACAGCCGAAGAAAAGATTGGCGAAGCAAACAACAACATGCCTGTCGGCACGGCGCAAGCGCTGATCGAACAAGGCGCTAAAGTATTCTCAAGCATTCACGCCCGTCTGCACCGCAGCCAGGCTAAATCTTTAATGATCGTCTCACGTATCAATCATTGGTACTTAGATGAGATGGACAACCAGTCTGGCGAAGAGATTAAAGTTCGTGACTTTGCGTATAACTCTGATGTACGCCCAGTATCCGATCCTAATATTTTCTCTGAGACACAACGCTTAGCACAAAACCAAGCACTGTTGCAGATGGCGTCATCCGCGCCCCCTGGCATGTTTGATATGCGTTCTGTTTATCGCCGTGTACTTGGACAGTTAAAAGTTCCAGCAATTGAAGAGATCCTGCCAAACCCAATGGGCGCGCATGAATCTAACCCAGCACTAGAAAACGTTTCAATGACCATGGGTCGTCCTGCAGCAGCATACCCAGATCAAGACCACATTGCTCACATCAAGGTTCACTTAGAATACGCAGAAAATCCAGCCTATGGTGGCAACCCTGTCATTGGTCCTGTATTTGCTCCTCATGCACTTGAGCACATCAAGCAACACTTGACACTGCATTATTTACAATCGATGCGCGCTTATGTGGCCCAGGCTTCTGGCGGCCACGATGTACTTGAATTGCACACAGAAAAACCATTGGATATCGAGGCACAACAAGCGTTGGCCCTGGCATCGCAGATGGTTGATGAAGATGCTAAGATGAACTTGTCTGGTTATGTACAACAAATCCAGGCCTTGGCAATGAAAGTACAACAAGCACAACAAGCTCAGATGCAGCAAGTTGCTATGAATGATCCTACTTCTGCTGCAATTATCAAAACATCGATGGCTGAGACAGAACGTAAGACACAAGAGTTCCAAGTTAAGATTCAATCTGACTTACAACAAGCACAACAAAGCTACCAACTCAAGGTTGCAGAACTGCAGCAGAAAGTGGCCGAGTTGCAAGCTAAGTATTCAACCCAGACCAATATCGACAACCAGCGTAATGCTACCGATATCGCGATGGCAAATATTAATAATGCAGCAAAAGAACGTGTCGCAGCCATTACGGCCGGTGCACAAATGGATCAGCAGCAGGCTCAGCTTGACCACGAACAGAACATGTCTGCCATGGAGGCTATTAAAGCATCCGATCAGGACATCCGTCAACATGGTCTAGCAGTACAGCAGCAGAATTTCCAATCACAGGCAGATCAAGTAGCACAGCAGGCAAAAGCACAACAACAAGCCGCATTAGCTCAACAGCAACATGAGCAACAATTGCAGCAACAAGCATTCCAGGCGCAAAACCAAGCATTACAGTCACAAGCCCCGGAACAACAAGCAGCACCACAACCACCCACTGAGGAACAATAATGGCAAAAGATGAATTAGGTTTTCGTCAAACCTACAAGCAAATGGGCAAACAAAGCTCCGGCGGCGGCCCAGAAGACAAAAATTTAGACGCTGGTAATTCTGGCTCACACCGCGACAACAACTGGAAGATTGGCGCAGCGCAAGCTAAGATGGCTAAACCTTCTAAAGTTGGTCCAGATAAGAATCTGAACGAAATCGGCGGCGGAAATTTCTACTAATGCTTAGGGCGGATTTTCCGCTCCCTTTGCATTAATATGTATAAGAAGGGAAAAGCATCGACGGATGCCGTTCTTGCCAGTACAAGAACTAACCTTCTACCTATTTAACTTACTGGAGTTAGAAATGAAACCTTGGACAAAAAAGAATGCCAAGCGAATGCTTTCCAAAGATTCGCATGTAAAAACGATATTTGCCAATAGAAAATCAAAAGCAAAAGCCAATAATATACCATTTGATGTTACATATGAGTATGTTTTGTCAATTGCACCTGATATATGCCCAGTTTTAAATATCCCACTTTCTTGGTGTGAATCAAAAGGTAAAACAGGAAATAAAGATAATAGTCCAACAATGGATAAGTTTATTCCAGAATTGGGTTATGTAGAGGGAAATGTGTATTGGATTTCCCATTTAGCAAATAGAATAAAAAGTAATTTTAACACAGCCCAAATAAAAGCTGTAGCAATTTGGATGGAATCCAATGGTTGATTTATTAAGCGAAATTCTGAATAGAATTAAGATCGCAGAAAAAGAACTTGCCGAAGCAATTGCATCGGGAGTGAATATACATAGCTTTGATTCTTATCAAAGATTTGTAGGTAAACGTGAGGGGCTATCCGAAACCCTTTCGATTATTGAAAATGTACTTTCGGAGGATGATGAAGAGGATCTGTAAAGATCATAGGAGGTTGCCGGATGGCAGCATTTGATATAAATCAAAAAGACGAACCAGATACTAGAACAGAATTGGAATGTTTTCCAATTATTGATCCGGGTGTTGAAGTAGCCGGAGATCGTGTATTAGTTCAATTACGTCGAGAAAAAAATACCAGTAAAGGCGGTATTATTTTAGTAGACGAAACCAAACAAACCCTACGTTTTAACGAGACTGTAGCCAAGGTAATCCAGATTGGTCCCCTTGCATATAAGTCGCCTGATACCCTAGAGCCTTGGATTGAAGGCCCATGGTGCAAAGTTGGCGATTTGGTAAGAACCATCAAGTACGGCGGTGACCGTTTTGTTATTAATCCTGACGATGATGGCGCCCCCGTGGTGTTTATTACCCTTCAGGCACGTGAAAT